AGAAGTCTGTAGGTGTTAGAGTTTGCTTTTTACCATCTACTTCTTTAACAAAACTGTCAGGCAGTTTATATCCAGCAATAGTTCTGCCGTTAATAACGTCATTAACTTTATTCCAATATGTTTCAATTTCCTGTTGCTCTTTTTCACGAGCAGCATTAGCACGCTGTTCAATCTCAGCTCTAACAGTCTTATCTTTATCCTGCAAAGCCTTAAGTTGATTTACAGCCTCATCATAAAGACCACCTGTGTCTTTAAGATATTTAATGTAATTGTCATTCAAAGAAGCATTACCAAATTCTCTGGCTGCCATACGAACTATAGTTTCCTGCTGAGCTGCATTATCTTTATCAATCTGCCAACCAGTTCTATCAGGAAGCTCACCAAAACCACGAGGAGAACCATTAACCTGAACATAGTCAATAAACTGCTTAAGCAGAGGATTATCAGCATACAATTTATTAACAGCACCTTCGGCTATTTCATTACGCTGCAAATCTACTACAGCTTTGACATAAGCCTGAACACCAGCAGCATCATTCGTAAATTCTACAGGTTTTCCATCTTCTCCGACAATTGTCTGACCAAAAGCATCCTGAATAGTTTCAAGAGTAATAGTATCGTCAGTTTCTTCCTGAAGAGATTCAATCCATTCTTTTACATCCTTAGCTTCTTTAAAGACTTTACCATCTTTGTCAATTAGATCACCATTCTCAGCAACAGTGTAGGTTTCGCCTTCAAATTCAACATTGTCACCAGCTGCAAGCTCCCCCGTAGAAGAAGAGTTATCTTGCTGACCACCCTGTCCATCTCCAGCACCATTACCTTGACCATCACCGTTTTGGTTACCTTGACCATCACCGTTACCTTCAGAACCTTGACCTTGGTTATCTTTGCCAGTAATATCATCAGTGCCGCCACCATTCAAATCAGTAGCTTCACCATTTCCTTGCTGACCTCCATTAGCACCGTTACCAGAGCCACCTTGAGTTCCGTTACCAGAGCCGCCATTACCTGCGTTACCGCCCTGACCTTCAAAATCAATATCAACTTCTGCCATAACTTAAACTTTAGATTTATAATAATTATTACTTTGTTATAAGACGCTACAAATATAATACTTTTATCTCAATCTGCAAAATATTTTAAAACTTTTTAATAAATATATATACCATTGTTATCGACACTATAATTAAATAAGGTACGCACGAAATTAATGATGCCAATAGTTTAAGCATAATCCTTAATAGTTTCAGCAGTAATCAATAATCTTTTCTAAAGGGGTGCAAATACTATCTAAAAATCCTCTATTTGCTATCATAAGTTTGTCATATTGTTTAGAAATATGTCGGTTGATAAGTTATTCAGCAAGACTATGCGAACCTGTCAAAATGAATTTTCAATCCTACAAATAAATAAAGTGTCCTGAATAGGATATTAATCACTACCAGGACACTGAGTAACTTGGGAATGCACTAAGTTACTTAGAGTTAATCTTTTTATTTGCTAGCATACGTTTAATAGTAGGATTTGCACTCATTTCTTTAAGATTCTTAATAACTTCTTTACGAGACATACCTGTAGCATAAGCAATTTGATTAATAATCATATCGTTGTTCATAATAATAATATTTTTAAAATCAATACTATAAACAAACCAAGTGCCAAATTTGTTATTTTAAGTGTTTGCAAACTTAATCATCTTTTCAATAGTTTCTTCTCTAATATTAAGATGTTTATCTTTAGCATATTGAACAAGACGTTCTTTTAATTTATCCATATCTTAATGATTCCATTTACTTGCATTTCTTGCAAAATTAGCTTTCTTAACCATAGCAGGAGAATAAGAATCTTTATTTCTCAAAACTCTAGAAGCAAACTCTTGAACTCCCATACCGTGTTTACTAGCAGCAGCTGTGAAAGTACCTCGTTTAGAAGGAGCTATATGAATACCGCCTTCTTTCTTTTGATTGCGTTGCCAATCAGCAGGAATAAAAGTATCTCCATTCCAAGTACCACCTACTAGACCTTTAGAATTATATTGACTCTTTTTACCACTGTATTTACTTTCTTTACTAAAAGTTGGATGATATACAGTTTTAAATTCATCAGTCCAATGGTCTATAGCATTACCTTTTCCATTAGGATATTTATTATAATATCCTCTATAATCATATGTATTATCGTTAAGTGCCTGGACAAGAGCAGCATCAGAATTAGGAAGACCCCAATCTTTATAATTCTGTTCTGCTACTCTTTCCATAATCTGAAGATATTGAGCATCAGATATACCAGCACTCTCTAAACTTCTTCTTTTAGGCATTATTTACCTCCTTCCTCTAAACTACGTTTACGATATGTTTTATACCAATTTTGAATTTCTGGACTATTCCAAACTTCATCAGCACGTTTATTAACTAGTTGAACATAATTAGACTGACCAGGATTGTATCCTTGAGGATTCCTTTTATAAGCTTCAAAACCAGCTTGAAGATAACTTTTAGAAGGTTGTGCTTGATTTCTTATAGCTTGTCTATCAGCATAAGCTTCAGTTTCTCTCATCATTCTTAAATTATCTTCCCATGTTTTAGCTTTTTCAAAAATATAATTTATAGACCCTTGATATGGATTATCCTCTGGATTGTAATTAATAAGCAATCCTTCAGGAGTATCACCATTATCTATATTTTGTTTGGGTTTTATATTTTCTTCAAAACCTAACACTTTAGCTTTTTTAAGTTCAGAACGGTCAAGTTTAGCTATTTTAGCTCTACTTCTAATATCATAAGTAGGATTATTTAAAGTACTTTCTTTAGTAGCTAACCCAATTGCAGTTTTAATAGGAAGTCCAGCTCTTTCTGCATTAACAGCTATAGAATCTAAAAGATTTGTACTTAACACAGCTCCTGTAGCTAAACCTGCATTAGTTAAAGTAATTTTCTTCTCAGGTATAAAAGGAATATTATAATCTTTAAGAGGACTATTATATCTTCCAGCTTTTATACTATATCTATAATGAATATCTTTATTATAGTTAGCATTATCTCTAGCAGCTTCTTCTCTAGTATCCCATACTCTACCTGTAGATTTAGCTAAATAAACTGTTTTTCCTTTTCGCTTAACCATTACTTATCGTATTTATTTTTGTTAGTCTTAGCAATTCTCTCTTTAGACTTAATGTCTTCCATCTTAACAGCTCTATCAGCAGCTTGATTATACAAATCGGCTTGCATCTTCTGACGTTCAAGTTCTATCTTAGCTTGGTCGTTTCTAGCTTTATTATCTTCAACAGCTGCTGCTAATCTATTCTTAGCTTGTTCTGCTTCATCTCCGCCAGCACTACCGAGCATAGACATATCAACATCAACATATTTAAGAGCCATTTCATGTTGGAATTTAAGTTCTTCAAGTTGCCTATCTTGATCTCCTTTAGCTTCAATCTCACGAAGTCTATTTTGAATTTCTTCTTCTTTGAGTTGAGCATCAAGTTGTTTCATTTGCTCTTCATGTTGAGCTTTTATCTCATTAAACTTCTGAACAGTTGCTTTAATCTGAGATATGTTATCACCTGTAATAGCGGCAAGAGCCATATCAAGATCACCATTCTGAGCAGCACTAAAAGCCCATTGACGAAGTTGTTGAAGTTTATCTTGTTCTTTAGCATCATTTTTAACAGTTACTCCATATGTAGAGTATACAAAACTATTAACATCAAGGCTGATATAATGACGATTACCATCTGCATCAAGATATGCTGTGTCAAGTCCATCTATATAAGCAAGCTTACAGAAGTCAATATCTCTTTGATAATCACGACGACGCATCTCATCAAATACTTGAACTATTATAACACTACCCATAGATGAACGAGCAATAGCCTCTTGTGTTGTACCAACACCAGAAGACTGTGCAATATCGCCATAACGTTGAGCATTCATATCAACAGTATCCCAAGCCTCTTGACGAGTAGCTTCCATAAGTTGAGTAATTTGAGAAATATAATCTCCCATTTGAGCATTAAGCATTCTTATGTTAGCCATCTTCTGAGAGTTAGCATCTTCACTATCGTCAACAAGAAGAACTCCGTCAGCCGCCATTCTATAAACTCTATCTTCAGACTTACTTGAAACAAGACTTTCAGGAAGAATAAGAATAAGCATCTTGTTCTTTGCTATAACCATTTCACGATGATAAGCAAAGATATTACGCATAATTTGATATGGAGTAATAGTCTTAATAATACTGAATTTACCCATATAAGGAATAACTTCCATAATACCATTATAAGGAAGTTTGCCATCACGTTCAAAAGCTATAGGTCTAGCTTTGATAGGATATATAGCGGTATATCTTCCACCGATACGATAGCCTTCATAAACTTGTGGCTTGTATGCCCATTCAATAGAAATATCTCCAGCTTGAGTATCTAGCTTATAAGACTCATCTACAACTCTAGTTGTAACAAGACCTACTTCATTTACATAAGTAAGAATACCTTGTCTAGCGTAACCTCTCCAAACAACGTGCCATACTTCATATAGATTGTTATTAACAGCTTCTACTCTAACTCCTTCATTCTTAAATAAGTTACGTTCTTCCTTTGTAAACTTTTCACAAACATCAGGATAATACTCAAAGAATTTAGAATACATAAGTTGAGTAGGACCACTAGCACTACTGTAATCATAATATTTCTCTAAATAAGCTCTATCTTCTTTTGTAAGAACATCATCAAACATATCAAGAATCTGAGGATAAGACATAAGATGACGTCTTGCAAACATATCATGGTCTTCAACAAAAAACTCCCCGTTAGGAATAGGAAATGCATCAATTACAGGAATATGTTCTTTAACAACTTTCTCACCTCTAATATCTGAATAAGTATAGCATTCACCAAGAGAAACATAATCAAAGAAAGCGGAAAGATAAATCATAATGTCAGAAGTAATACTTCTAACAAAGTTAAGAACATCTTGTCCTTGTTTACTTTCGTCATCAATATATTTCTCATTAAAGTTCTGCATAAACTCTTCAGGATTAGGCATAGCTTCTTGAGGATTAATTTGCTCAGGTGGAACACCTTGCTGAGCAGCTTCAGCTTGCATTTGCTGAAGTCTTCTTTCAAACTCTTGCTGAAAAGCTTGAGAAGCCATAATACCAATCTCTTCTCTAAGTTTAGCAGATTTCTTAATAACAATCTCTGGATTACTAGCAGATACAATAAACTCGTGAATACCTTTAAAGTATTCAGACACATATCTTCTAATAATATCAGACATAATATCAAGATTCCTCATAGTAGCAGGGAAACGAGTATATTTCTCGTTATTACTATTATAAGGATTAAGAGTCTTTTTATAAAACTCATTAGGAATGTTACCATGAAGAATATCTAACTTTCTTTCAGTATCATTCCTATCATTACAACTAAGACCCATATCAATGATATAGTCTATAGAGTTCGCATACCATTCTGCTTTTTGCTTTTCAGAATATGGAACTCTTTGTTGTGGAAAGTTTCTATCAATTCTACCTAATTCCATTTTATTTTAATTAATTTAAAACCAGCTTCTAGTCCATATATTATCACTATTCTTTTCTATTTTCTTACGATGAGCTAGTTCTTTTGCAGCTTGAACATCAAAAAGACGCCAACGAAGAGCTCTCATAATCATCTCAGAGACCCTATCAAAGTTACCAAGATTATTCCACTTTTTAAGTTCAAGAATAGATTGATAATCATAGATAGTTTGAAAGAAATATACATCATGACCTAATTCATCTTTACCAATACAGTATAAAGCATTTCTTTAAGCAGACGTAATCCTTCGAGTTTCTTAGTACCATCTCCCATATTAACACCATAAGTACCAGCTACTTTACCTTTAAGAGAAGTATCCCATATTTCTACAGGATCTTTCATAAGATAACGTAAAGCTTTCCATTTAGTAAAGTTACTTACAGTTTCACCTCTGTTAATTTCGACAGCAGTAGTACCCACACAATTATATAATCTAGCTAACAAATAACATATCCAATCAGCCTCTTCAAGTTTTTCAGGACGACCATAAT